TCGGATCTTTAATTATGATCCATCAAAGGCCGATAAAGCTAATTTTTTAAAGAAAGTCCAAATATTGGCTCCAGAGGATCCTCTATATGGAGCGATCTCGATGTCAGTCGAGGTTTATATCGACAGACCAAAGTCACATTTTGGAACTGGTCGTAACAGCGATAAAGTCAAAGATAGTTCCCCAATATATCCAATAAGTAGACCAGACCTGGATAACTATATCAAATTTGTATTCGATGCATTAAATGGCGTGTTTTATAAAGACGATAGTCAAATAGTACACTGTGAAAGCGTTAAAGAATATTCCACTGAACCAAAAACAATAGTAAGGATCTATTCCTATGAGTCTTAAAGATAAACTGCCTGTACTGCTTCGTACTGAACATATTGAAGCAATAGAAAAATTGGAAAAGAAAAATAAAGAGCTATTAGAAGCAAATGCAATCTTTGCGGTCAAATTACGCAGAATAATGAATTTAATTGGAAAGCTGAAGGCAAACCCACCTATGAGTAATGTTCGCTTTATACAGAATGTTAAGGATGTATTTGAAAAATGAAAAAAGCATTAGCTCTTAAACTCAAAGAAAAAGCAGAACAGATCGCTTACAATTTTAGTAGGCCAGACAGAGAAAAGAATACATTTAAAGAAGTATTTGAAGTAAAGAAGATACACCCATTAAGTGAGTCTACGGCCATTATTGAGTTTCAAAAAAATACAGGCAAGGTTGGTATTGCCTTTTGTTATTGGATCAATATGAAGGGGGGTATGTGGCAGTATTTCTTCCCTACATATGATCACTGCGTAGGTGCAGAGAAGATAAGAGACATATTGCACGGTGTTGAAATAGACAACTTTGATAAGAATTTCCAGGATGTCTAAAAAAACAAACCCTACGCACGTTGGTTTTTGCGGTGAGCTATTTGTGAAGCATCATATTTTACAAAACTATCCAGATTATAATGTCTATGAACCAATGATTGATGATGGCGTAGATCTAATTATTGAAAGAAGAAAAAAAGAGTTTATAAGAGTACAAATCAAAACCATTACAGATATGAAAACAGATACAGCAGTAGAGGTTAGACTACATAAGTATGTTAAAAAAGATCTCATTGATGTTGTTGCTGTTTACTACGTAAAAAAAGGTTGGATCTGTTTTGTACCGTACAACAATGAATCAAGCATTAATCTGGCGTTGAAGCCCAGTAAAAATAACCAAACAAAGAATAGAAGATTCTTTTATCAATACATGGAGTTCCCCTATGAATAAAGATAAACGTGGCTGGATAAGGCTACACCGAAAGCTGAGAGATCACTGGCTTTGGGATAACAAAGAAGTTAAATCAAAGTTTGAAGCATGGATAGATTTACTAATGATGGCATCACATGAAGATCGTTCAGTTTACATGAAAGAGCAGTTAGTTGTAATCAAACGTGGTGAAGTATGCTGTAGTTTGAACACATTTGCCAAGCGTTGGAAGTGGTCAACTGGCAAGGTTAGGCGTTTCATATCTGTACTCAAAACCGACACGATGGTGGTACAGCAAACGACACGAGTTGCGACACACCTAAGTATCTGTAACTACGACACTTACCAGGGTGAGCGACACGCAGACGGTACCCCAAACGGTATGTCAAACGAAACGCAAACGAAACGAGAACGGTACACAGAGAATACATTAGAACCATTAAAAGAATTACAAAAGAAAGAAAAGAAAGAAAACTCTTCTTCTGTTTATTTTGATATTTGGAAACGTACTCATAATCGTTTTGGATTAAGTGAAATGAGTTACTCTGGATATCGGCATCACATTGATTCAGCTTGTAAGCGTATAGGCGTTGATAAGGTTCTTCTTTGTGTAGATCGTTTTTTAAAAGACAAAACCAGCGAAATAAAACAAATGCGGTATTTCTTTGAGAATGGCATTGATCAATACCTGGTTGTGCAGAGTACGATTGAAAAAACAAAAGAACAGAAAGAGAAAGTTTATTACTGTTATGAATGCGGGTTTAAAAAGGTTAGTAAAGAAGAAAAACTACCTCAAGATCAGCTATTTCATAACTGCGACATGGAAGGTGAGTTTGTACCAGCTTGGGAATATAAAGCAAAGATAGCAAAGCAAAACCCACAGCCTAAAGCTCCTTCAGAATCAGACAACATAAACAAAGTAATGCAAGACATAGGATGGCCAAATGGGTAGTGTATTTGAAGATTTTATAAACAGTAAGTTAACAGAGTATAACGCATCACAATTAAAAACCAGGAAAGGCGAAAGAGCCTGGGTAAATAAAACATCAAAGTTTAGAGCTGATGTTTCTATAAAATTATGTACTAAGTGCAATCGCACCTGGGAAAGAGAGATTACAAAAAATAATATAATACGGCACCCTAAAGGCATGATACCTACCTACGGTAAAAAAAGACAGGATTGCGGTACTTGTTAAAGATTATGCACCCCTCAAAAAAGGGGGTTTTTAGATGGGAGTTGTCGAGAACAAATGCTCTTATTTTTTACCTTTACTTACTGTTCTTTTTTTTACTTACTTTACTTTTCTTTTCTTTACTGTGAGTTTCTGTCGCAGAAACTATTTTGGAGAAGTGTACTTCAAAACTTCAAATCTCCTCTATTGTTTTGAATGTTTTGAAATCTTGAAGTGTACTTATCCTTGTTAGATAAATTACATTTTTATTACAAAAAGATGATATCCACTATTTACCATTAGTTAGTTTTGTGCCATATTCTACCCAAATATGGATCTAACAACTTTTATTTTACAGAGCTTTATCACTCTCGTTGCCTTCATCATGGGGGCTTTTGTGTACCATAAGGGAACTATGGTCAAGCCCCCTCTCTCCCTGGATTTTAATAAACCAGAAATAGAAAAACAACCCGAATGGGATCAAGTATAATCATTGAATTTCCGTATAGAATATCAGATTTTGACAACAAAGAAGAACTGTGGTCTTATATGGCAATAAGTGCATTAATGGCTGGTGTAGATGTTGAGGATATTATTGTAGCCTATGCGTAACGAATCCAAGCTCACTGAAAAGCAAAAAATGTTCTGTAAAGAATACATGGTTGATTTAAACGCTACACAGGCTTGTATTCGTGCTGGATACAGCGAAAAAACAGCAAAAGTGATAGGTTCTGAGAACTTATCTAAACCTTACCTACAAGAAGAGATAGCAAGGCTAATGAAAAGCCGTGAAGAAAGAGTTCAATTAACAGCGGATAAGGTGCTTGAAGATATTGAAAGAGTGCGAGGATTAGCAGAAGGATCTGAGCAGTACAGCATCAGTTTAAAAGCCAGTGAACTCCAGGGAAAGCATCTGGCCATGTTTACAGAAAAAACCAAAGTGGAAGGCGAATTAAGAGTTCCACAGTTAAACATTGTTTATACAGATGAATAATATTGTTTTAAACAAACATCAAAGTTTATTTACAAAATGTGAAGAGCCAGTCATTGCATTTTTTGGTGGTATTGGTAATGGTAAAACATTTGCGGGTATTTTAAAAGCATTGACCAGGATCATGGATCCAAAGAACCCGCCTCAACTTGGTATGATAGCCAGGCAGACTTATCCAGAGCTTAGAGACAGTACCCAGAGAACATTTTTTGAATTACTTCATATTGCTGGATATTTACCAGAGATTGATTACGAATACAGAAAGCAAGAGAATAGGATTAAGTTTACAAATGGCCATGAGATCATATTTAGATCTTTAGATGATCCAGCTAAACTATTATCAATTAACTTAGGCTGGTTTTATATAGACCAGGCTGAAGAAGTATCCGAAGAAGTATTTCTTACTCTTTTAGGGCGTTTAAGAGCGGTAGAAAAGCCACAATGTTGGATCACTGGTAATCCACTTGGACACAATTGGATCTGGCATCGTTTTATCCATGATCCAGTACCTGGGAATATCATCTTTAATGCAAAGACCGAAGAAAATATAGACAACCTTCCAAAGGGTTATATTGATAGTTTGATGAAGAACTACAATGAAATATGGGTAAATAGGTATTTGTATGGCTCTTGGGATGCGTTTGAAGGCCAGATCTATCCAGACTATGAGCCAAGCATTCATGTAAAACATCATTTTAACGTAGCTCCAGAGTGGAGAAGATTTATTGCAATTGATCATGGAAGAACAAACCCAACAGCAATATTGTGGGGAGCAGTAGACCAGGATGATACGATCTGGGTGTACCGTGAGCATTACGAAGCTGGGCAAGATGTAGAGTATCATGCCAGGGCGATCCAGGCATATTTAAATGAAGGTAGATATGAAACCTATGTTATTGATCCATCTACTGGTGCGGGGAAGAAAGACGATCCAGAAACAATTGGTAACCGTTACAGACAGTTAAAGATTCCTGTGGTAAACGCATTTAACGATGTGCAAGGTGGTATCGATAAGGTTACGCAGTATTTTAAGAACAATAAGATTTATATACACAAGTCCTGTGAGAATCTATCCAGGGAACTTGTTAATTATCAGTGGGAGCAACCTTCTGCTTCACGTATGGAGTTAAACCAACCAGAGAAACCATTGAAAAAAGATGATCACGCTGTTGATAGTTTGCGTTATCTGGTCAATGAGGTAGTTGCCAGTCAAGGTAAGAAGGACACCAGATCAGATACTCAGCAGTTTATTGATAAGATTGTTGTTGATGTAGATCATGCTCAACCGCAGTGGGATAATTTATAATGGCAATAGTGTATAGAGGAGAATCATTCCCAGGATACAATAAACCAAAGAAGTATTCTGGTTCTGGAAGATTTAAGAAGCGTGTGTTAGCTAAAAAAGGCGATAAAGTGAAGATTGTGAACTATGGTCACAAGAGTTACAAGCATAATCATAGCAAGGAAGCACGAAGTAATTATTTAAAACGCAGTGCGGGGATCAAGAACAAAAGCGGTCAAAGCACAGCATCAGACAAATTCAGTGCAAATCACTGGGCAAGAAAGGATCTTTGGAATGCCTAAAGCATTTTGGAATAAGAAAAACCCCAAGAAGAAAAGCAAGAAGCTATCCCCTTCACAAAAAGCATATGCAAAAAGGTTAAGTGCAGAAAAAGGATGGAAGTATCCTAACCTGGTTGCAAACAGCATAGCATCAAGGAAATAATATGGCTGGAATGGACTATTACGCATCAGCAGATCAACCAAACGCATTAGATGAGGTTGCAGATGTAGCTGAACGTATACCGCAGATACGTAAATGGCTTGATCGCAGTAAGAAAGCCAGAGATAACCAAGCGGATAGATGGCGTAAGAATGAGCGTTTGTATTACGGTAGACATTGGGCAACACCAACCAAAGGTACAGAGAGTCAATCCAGAATGGTATTTAATTTTCCATTAGCTGTGGTAGAGACTATTTTACCAATTATTAATGACTTTCAGCCAACCGTAGATATACTGCCAAAAGAAAAGAATGATATTTACTTTGCTGATATGATGCAAAAGAGATTCCAGCAGATTGTAGAAGAGTCTGATTTGTATGGTAAGATTTTACAAGCAGTTAAAGACAGTTTGATTTACAGTAATGGTTTTATTCAGATATTACCAGAAATAAGTGAGGCTGGAGCGTTCAAAGGTTTTGATATCCAGGTCATTGATCCCTTTTCTGTTATACCCCATCCATATGCTAATGACCTGGATCTTCAAGCGGGTGAATACTTTTTATTTACTGTGCCAATGGAAATATCCAAGATACATAGAGAATACGGTATTAAAGCAAGTGCAGATGGCAAGTTAGATGATTACAAAGCGTTTCAAAAGACAGATGATAGCGGACTGCAAAGTGATAACCCATCTACCAGTGATGCAGATGTAGCGTTGGTAATTGAATGTTACAGCAATGAAGCAGATACCGAAAAGTATCCATATGGTAGACATACGGTTATTGTTGGTGATAAGCTGATTGTTGATGAACCATTAGAGTTATATAGAATGCCAGTATTTATGGTATCAAATTATAAAAGCCCTCACAACTTCTGGGGTATTGGTGAAACAGATCTTGTACGTACACAAACCAAAGCAATGAATGAAACATTTAGTGCGATAAATGAAAATATAAGGCGTATGGGTTTTCCGATCAGAAAGGTAACGCAACGAGCTAAAGGAGCAATGTCCAGGCCAATAACTGGAACACCAGGTGAAGAGATCACTGTTGTTGATCCAAGTGATGTAACCTTTGAGTCACCACCACCGATACCAGGCTATATACAGAATTACATTGTCCAGGTTGGTCAGTATATGGAAGCGGTAACAGGTGTAAATGATGTTACACAAGGCCGTAAGCCAGGCGGTGTAACCTCTGGAAGAGCAATTGTAGCCCTTCAAGAAGCAAGTCAAACCAGACAACGATTTAAGATTAATAAAGAAGTATCCAGGCTTACAAAAGAAATTGGTGAGTACATGGTGCAAATGATACTTACCTATGATGAGCAAATACGGTCTATTCGTGAGCGTAATGCTGAAGGACAATTTGATTTTACAGAATTTGATCCGCAAGGTGTCTATGATGCAGATGGTAACCCCGAAGGAAGTCCAAAGTTTAATCCTGGTACAGCCAGTTCGCTTCGAGATAGTGAGTTTGATGTTGATGTTACGACTGGATCCAGGTATGCACAAGGTAGGGTTGCAAATGAAGAACGTGCAATGGAGCTATATCAAGCGGGTGTCTACGGCATAGAGGAAGTTGTAAATGCTTTAAATATTTCAGACAAACAAACAGTAATACAAAACTGGTATGTGCGTAATCAGCAGATGCCACCACAACAGCAAATAGAACAGACTGAACAGATGCAAGAAGAGTTTGCCATGTTGATTGAACAAGCAATGCAAGAAGGCGTAGGTGGCGGAGCAGAAGAAGCAATTGCACAAATGATTATGGGTAATCCTGGACTACTTGAAACAGAAGAGTTCGGAATGTTACCATCAGAAATGCAAGAAAGAATTATAACCGTAACAAATATGGTTGGCGGTCAAGGTGAGATGGAAGAAGTTCCGCAATCCAGGGCTTAATGGATAATTTTAAATTGACCGCTAAACTTTAAATAGGAGTAAACAATGCCAAAATTAAATGGAAAAACATATGCTTATAATAAAAAAGGCAAAGAAGCCTATAAGAAAGCATTGATGAAAAAGAAAAAACGTAAAGATGCACCAGCGTTAAAATCAAATATTGATAAAGGTCAGCCTCATTTTAAGAGAACAAACACTGATCAAAAGGAACATGGACATATACATAAAAAGCGTGGTTATTAACTAAATGCACCAAATATTAGGTATAGTAACCCCTAACGATGCAGAAGATCTGCGGAATATGAGCAAATACAACGCTAATATTTCAGACTTTTCTCATCAAACCATTAAAAAGATAGCAAATGCCTATCAAAAGGAAGTTGATGATCAAGAATTGATACTGTCTAAACCCAGTTATTGGCGTATAGAACATAAATCAAAAGGTCACGAATGGCATTATGATGGCTGTAAAGAAGCTGATGGTAAGCTGATAAATAATCATATGGCCTGGTGTAGTATTGGTACATCTATTCTATTATCTAAACCAGATGAATATACTGGTGGTGCATTAAAATTTTTAGTGGATGGTAAAGAAATTACTGTCCACAATCACTATTTAAGCGGGGTAATGTACTCTGCTGATAAGCATAACAACCCATTAAAGCATAAGGTGGAACCGCATGAAGGTAATCGTGTTGTGTTACTTATGTTTTTCGCAACTAAACCAGTGTCGCAAGACCAACTGAAAGGAAACTAATATGGCTAAAATGCATATAGCGGGTACCACTGAAGTGGATTACACCCCAGAATCAGAACAGATCACTGTAGGAAACTTTTCTACAGAGCAAAACCAAAACTTAACAGAAAACGTAGATAATTCTGATTATGGAAATATTTCTATTCCTGGAGAACTCTTAGGCGAAGAGCCTCAAGAGCAATCAACCCAGGAAGAGATTACAGAACAGGCTGAGACTACAGAGTCTATTGAAACAGCAGAACAAGAAGCTGAACCAGAAGAAGTATCAGAAACAGAACCAGAGCAAACCAAAGCGGTTAGCAATACTGAATCATCGCAAGATGACGAAGATTATGTCTATGAATTAGATGATGGCTCTCGGTATTCTATTGACGATATTGAATCATGGCGTAAAGATTCTTTAAATAGGTATGAATGGAGCAAGTCCAATACGGAAAAAGCTCAATCATTATCTGATCAAAGAAGAGCAGTTGAGCCACTGGTACAGCTAATTGATAAGGTAAAGGACAATCAAGACTTCGCTGAAACTATACAGGAAGCCATTGAGGATGAGCTTGGTAAAGAAGCGGGGCAATTGTTTGCACAATCCCTAAAGATGGATAACCAAGATCTACCTAATCCCTATCAAGACCAACTGCAAGAAGCACAAGAACAATTGGCTAATGTACAAGCAGAAGTAGAGCTGGATAGGTCACTAAGTGATCTTCGTTCTAAGTTTTCATTGAAAGATGAAGAAATAGATAAAGTGCTTGATTTTGCCGTACAGCAACAACAGGATTATAATAAACTGTTAACACCCGAAGAAGCATATAAAATTATGAACTTTGACAAGGTGCAGTCTAAACCAGTTGAAGCAAAACCAAAGCCAAGTGTTCCTGTAAACATAAAGAAGAATGTCGGTATGAAAGGAGATGC